AAGGCTTTGCCGAAATGGATTAAACCCTCAGAACACGTTGATATACAAGTTATAAAAGAAGATCGTGGTAAGATGTATGTCGTACAAGAATTAAATGATTGGTTAGTTGATAAAAAGAGGTAGGTGGTGTTTTTTTTCATTCTCACCTTTAGCGTTTCCCTTTCTTCGCACTATCTCTTAAAATTGGAAAATTTATGATTTATTTGATTAAAGTAGAAAAACACAATATTTACAAGATAGGTTATACTAATAATATTAATGAAAGATTACAAGACCTACAGGGAGCTTGTCCATTTAAATTATCTGTACATAAGACAATAGATGGCGAGATAATAAAGGAAAAAATATTACATAGAATGTTTTTCCATAGACAAGTATCAGGCGAATGGTTTAATTTTAATAAAAGCTGGTTAAAAATAGTAACTAACACAATGAATATGTTAAAAAATATGAACGATTATCATTTAGATGCTATAAGAAACGATTTTTACACAAAAGAATATGAAAGTTTAAGAGCATCAAGAACATATACAAAAACCAAATTAAAAAGAGCAAATGAACGTAAAAAAGAATTGAAAAAGATGTTGAAAATTGAGTCAATAAATGATGCTAAAGCTAAAAAGAGAAAGCTGAACAAGAGAAAAGAGTGGTATAGGTGGAAAGTCAGAGCAAAAAAAGTTAATATACCTATGCTAAAAAATTGCAGACCAACTACAGAAGAAAGAAATATGTGGGAACAATCTATAATTAAAGCAGAAAGTTTATATTTATGATTAAAAAAGAATTACACTTTATATGGATAACAAAAGACGGCAAGAAGTTTCTGGATAGAGATGAAGCCGAAAAACATCAAGAGATGATTGAGCCAAGTGATTTAATGGATCGATGGCTTAATAAAATAAAAGGAGAATAGAATGGAAATATTTTTTGGATTTGCATTAGTTGCAATAGGTATGATACTTATTATGGCTATAATAATAGAATCGGTTGAAATGTATTACAAAAGAAAGGAAAGAAATGGTTAAGTGGACTAATGTTATGGTTTATACAACAATAGGTGTGCTTGGGTTGTTATTCTGGTATGCTATTATAATGCGATTTCTTGAGCTTTGTTAATGAAAGATTACCTTAAATATATTAAGTCTAAGAATTGTTTGGTGTGTGGGATGTCGCCAGTAGACCCTGACCATTTAGAGCATTTGGGTATGGGTGGAGCAAACAAGGGTGGTCTTAAAGACTACTCTTGTGTGCCTCTTTGCCGTAAACACCATAGAGAAAGACACGATATGGGTATAAAAGACTTTGAATGGACTTATGGTATTAGCCTATGGAAAGAAGCATTTTATTTATTGAGAGGATATTTTGCAGAATGAAATATAAATTTTTAGTAAAAGAAATTGATAAAGTTATTGCTATAAATTTTATAATAAATACACATTATTCTAAAGTAATGCCTAGACTAACTAAACATTATTTAGGTTGTTTTTTAGAAAGTAAACTTGTGGGTGTTTTAACTTTAGGTTGGGGTACACAACCAAAAGCAACTATAAATAAATTGTTTACTGGATTGGAAACAAAAGATTATTATGAAATTGGTAAAATGTGTATGTTAGATGAAATGCCTAAAAATTCAGAATCTCAAATGTTATCTAAAGTTGTAAAGTGGATTAAAGAATATTTACCTCAAAAATTATTCCTTTTTACTTGGGCAGATGGTATTGTTGGTAAAGCAGGCTATGTTTATCAAGGTTTTAATTTTTTATATGGTGGTTATATTTGGACTGATGTTTATATGAGCTCAAAAGGTGAAAAAATACACCCTAGAACTGCAAAAAAATTATGCGAGGAAAACGCATTAATGTTAGGAAAAGATAAAATTTTTTGGCTTACTTATGATTTTATGGAAACTAAAGGTATAAAAAGGATTAAAGGAAAACAATTCAGATATATTTTACCATTAAATAGAAAAGCTAAAAAACTATTACCAAACTCTAATTTTAAATGGACAAAAAACTATCCAAAAGATAAAGATTTAAAATGGAAAGAGATGGTTTCTAAAGGTAAATACGATTTTATTAATGAGCAACCGAAATTTAATTTAAATGTAGTAGAACATAATATTAAAAATGTTCAACAAAACACTCAACTATTATTGTTTAATAATGCCGAGCAAGTATCAAGAGAGATACGCAATACAACCAGTAATGAGGGCGAAGGGCAGTTCTTCGGCTCGGCTCAAAAATGAAATTTGCTGGTAAAATAAAACAAGGTAAACTTACCTTAGATGATAATCTTGGATTTAGGGATTATTTACGTCAAATTGAGGGTGATGTTCACTTAGAAATAAAACCTGCCGAAAAAGTGCGTTCTCCCCAACAAAATGCCTATTATAGAGTGATTATAAGAATACTGGCGAAAGAACTTGGGTATACAGAACACGAAATGCACAATGTTATAAAAGAAAAGTATGATATTGGATCAACTAAACAACTATCAAAGCCAGAGTTTACAGAACTGCTAGAAACTATAAAAAGATGGGCAGTTATAGATATGGGTATTGTTCTGCCGAATGCTAAGCAATCTCATCAATAGTCATACTTACTTTATAAGTATTAAAAGCTACTTGTTGTACACTTAAACTATTTTCTCTAAAATTACATATAGCATATCTATCAGGTTCGTTAGAATCTTTATCGTCTGTAAATATAAACGGCAAAGTACCACCTAATGTACAATTCCATACAAAATTAAAACTATTATCTGATAGCATAGGATTAGGATCGTTATTTTCAGGAGTAGATTCGCCATCACTTATAAGAGTATTAGATACTTCATTATCTATCCACATATCACTTTCTGTTATATAGGAAAATGTTAGTTTCCAGCTTCTAAGTCCTTTACGACCTATACCACTTTTAACTCTTTGGTCAAATTGGCTACTGTCAGTAGTATCAAGTTCAAATGGTGGGTATTTATAAGTAGTACCATCGGCATTGTTCATAGTCCATTCTGTTGGTCCATCATAGTAGATGTTAGCTAGTGTCTTACCACCTACAGTTTTTTGACGTTTAATACCATCAAATCGTCTTGACATTGTTAAATTAAGGTCAGGAGTGTGTGGACAATCAAAATACTTACCTACAACAAAAGAACCTAATTGATATTGTGTTGTATCATCTATAGTTATTGTAAACTTTTCCCAAACTTCATTATCTTCTGTGAATGAAAATATGCTTGTTCCATTGTATGTAATTGTTGATAAATTATCGTAATTGATGACACTATCAGTTGGTGTTATTTGAGCATCATTACCATTTATTATTAAGTCAGTACCTGCTAAATTGTGATTCAGTAAACCAACAAAATTAATTGGAAAAGATGTTTTTATATTACTGTTAGCACCTATTTGAAATGATGTTCCAAAGTAAGGATTAGCACAATTCATATATAACAATTCTGCACCACCATTATCACTATCCCAACCTAGTTGTCCTGTGGCGTGTAAAAATGTTACCATATCTACATAAAATCTTGGCGTTTTAACTTGCTTTCCCATTAATATCCTCCTGTACTACTACGTCTTGTTTGGGTTTTAATTTTTGTTTTTTTAGTTGGTTGTGCTTCTGGTAATCCATAATCAGGTAGGTTGTATGAAGTAACTGCAACTTTACCTTTTCTTCTTTTATCTTTAAAATTATCCCAAGTGTCTGCTTCTATATCCATAGACCAATTACTTGATCCCCAAGACAATCCACTTTTTGTAAATTTTTCTGTATATCTTTCTGCTTTATTGTTACAAGCAATAACGTCAATAACTTGCATAAAACCTTCATATGTAAATAATATTTGATTACTTAAAGTTAAATTGTTTAATGTAAATATAATTATAGTATTATTATTACCTTGTAAATACCAACCATCTGGAAGTTGTGGTGTTATAACAGGTTTTCCTTCAAATTTTATTTGTAACCCTGCAACACCAGATAATGAATTTACATAACATTCCCCATTATCGCAGGATATAGTTACAATTTCTTCTAATCTAGTGTTTTTGTTGTATTTTTTATTTAAATCTATAACTTTCATTAATTACCTAATATTTCTCCTACTAAAGTTACTACATCTAACACATTAACAACACCATCACCTGTTATATCTGCATTATCGCTAACTTCTTGTTCTCCTAATATCATTTGCAATAAAACGACAATATCTAATACATTAACTTGTCCATCTTGATTTAGATCGCTAGATAAATCAGTATAAACACCATCTTGTGTAAATGTTAAATATTGAACATTACTATCATTATATACTTTTATCATATATGTAACTTCTATGACATCATCTTCAGAATCTAATTCAAACTCATATTTTTTGGATAAATCAACTTTTCCATTGTAATTATTTGCCATATTAGATATACTTTTTGTATGATTTATAATATTCATAGCTGATGGTGCATTTTCTTCTGAATATATACCATTTTGTAATGGTTCTATATTACTTTCTTCAGGAAATGTTATAGGATTACCACTTTCTGTATAAACATTTATTACAAATATATCATAATCCCAATCCTGATTTAAATTTGTTACTACATTAGCTGTTATTGGATTTAATAAATTATTTCCATTTTCCCAACTAAATTGAAATGTTGGTAATTCAGGCTCATCAACAAACTCATCTACTACATTATCTTGGTTGTAATTAGGATTGTCAGTTGGATCACCTAAATCAAAATTACCTTGCCCATTATTACCAGCTCCATCTACTATATTTTCATTTACAAATATATCTTCTTCTGGAAATCCATAATCACCACGATGTATTTGTATAGCATCAATACTAACTTTGTCTAGTGATTTTGATACTTTTGTAATAAAAAAAACATCGTATATATATTGACCATTCTTATTTTGTGGCTTTGTATAATCATAACCAAAAGCAAGTTTATCACCAATAAGCTCATCAAACTTTATATAATCTCCCACTTCTAAATTAATATAACTTATTGGTAATTGTAATTTTGTTATTAAATGTTGATTAGCATACCAACATACTAATTTCTTTTGTAGTTTTCTAGCTGTAATATCATCTCTTATATAATCAGTTTCTATTTCTAATTTACATTCATTGGGTTTTAATCCGTAATATTCTACACTATATTGATTTTCAGGTTGCCCTACATACATAAATTGAGATAAAGTATCTAAATTTTCATATGTATTACCATCATTATCAATTAAAGAATACCCTGTTTCTTTATCGTATTCACCTGATGCGTAATTTTTTTTGTATTTTACATTCACTTGATTATATATATCATCTATTTTTGTTAGTTCATACGAATATGATATTATATCGTCTTTGTTAATAATATTTACATTATCATATGATTCTATAATTTGTTTGTTTTCTAAAAATTTAAATTGTCCAAGTTCATTAAAGCTAGGTATTAAAGTTGATGATTTGAACATTTTCTCAAAAACAGATTTTGCTTCTTCTTGTTCATTTAAGGTAAAAGCATATTGCCAATTATCTGTTGTATTTGATAATTCTACTTCACCTTGATAATTAAGTTCTTGATTTAATATGTCTAACATTATATTGTCTGCTTTTGTATATGGATTTAATGCAAAAGGCTCTACCATTCTAAACTGTAACTCTATTGGTCCATAATCACCATATTCAACAGCATTACCAGAAGGTAATTCAAATAGTTTTATTTTATATATACCACTACCATCATCATATGGATATTCCCAATTAAAATATACCCCATCCCAAATACTAGCTTGTTGTATAGATAAATGTAACTCTACTGGATTATTGTCTATAAAATTTTGCAAATATTGTGCAGAAGAAGCATTATCAGATTCATTTATTCCTAAACTTAATATATAAGTTTTTTCTCCTAATTCATCCTCTACAACTTCTATTCTATAAGCATTTATCAAATCTGAAATGACATTTTGATAATTTGATTGAGCTACTCTACCTGCTACATCTAAATAAAATGTTTCATTTAAAGGATCGGTTATTACTGCATCTTGTAAAACCCAAGCATTATATAGTTGAGCTGCAACAAAACCCTCATCATTACCTGCTGTTGTTCCTTTTTTAGGATATTGTGGAATACCAAATTGTATACTATTAAAACTTGTTGTTTTATTAAATGTTTCTGATATAGCTTCTGCATTAAATGCTGATACTGATTCTTCAGTTGAAGTTTGGTTATCATATTCTACTTGCTCAAAATCAGAATTTGGTAAGTATGGTGCATTTAATTCTTGCATATCACTTGCTCTTAAATAATTATTATCTTGTATGTCTTTATCTAATACAACTAAAAAATTATTTGTCCAAAATTGTGCTGGATAAACATTTCTTTGGTTATCTCCTGTTGTCATATCACTTAAAGAATGATATTCTGCATCATATATAATTTTAGTTACACAATCATAATCACCAACATTTTCTTTTAACTTTAAACGTATATAAGCACCACCTGATTTGTTACCATCATTTCTTTCGCCATCTATATTTCTACCACAAATATATAAACCATCATTTATAGTACCATTTTGTATTCTTGTTATTGGAAAAAAACCATCTCTACCACTTTGTATCCATTTAGTGTCTATAGATGAAAATACACCTCCATTAATATTTTCATTAGATGCAGTAGGTTGCCACCAAGTTTGATCGCTAGAACTCCAATTATTATCATAAGCATCTGAATTGAATATATGGTCTTTTTGATAAGGTTCAAATCCACCTGATTCACCACTAACAAAGTTTGTGAATCCATATATACGATTTATAGATTCGTTATCACCACCTTGCACATTATCACAATATGTAAAACATTCAATAGATTCTATAGGTCTATAAAATCTTGTTGGTAATCCATATATATCTTCTAACGCAATTAATGCGTCTGAATTTACAATTATAGAAGCAGATGTATTATTACCATTACTTTGTTTAAAATTGTATATTTTATCATTTATAGGTAAATCATAATCTCCAAAACCCCAATCATCTGTTAATTCTCTAAATATAGGTGAAAAATTTTCATTGTAAATAGATAAAAATGCTTGTGTATTTTTAAGATAACCTTGAGTATATAATCTATGACCTGCATTAAGTTCATATCCCCAATTTTCGGATTGTGAATCCCACATACCAGACACCAATTTACTAGGCTTATCTATATGAAATTCGCCTATTTTATTTTCTAGCTGACCCATTTCATTTAAACCAGAAAAACGTGTAATTAAAGGTGATTTATCAACGTATCCATAAACCATAGGAAATGGCTTACCTCTATCATCTTCTCTGTATAAAGATTCATCAGGAACTAATGTGCTTGGTATTTTAGTGCTCAGCATTTGTTCTGTAATATCTTCTATTTTTAAAGATATAGTTTCTGCCGATTGACTATAACGTCTAACAGTTCCAGTATAAACAAGTAAACAATCTTCTATTTTATCTATACCATTAGCACAATAATAAATTTCACAAACTGCATTAAGCAAATTCTGCACATCATCACTAAATACTTTTCCTTTGTAATTTGAATTAGAAATAGACAAAGAAACAGTAGAAATTGTATACTTATTATTTACAAGATCTGCTTTACTTTGTATGCTTGGCGTATTTAACAATAAAGGATTAAAATTAATACCACTAAGATTAGTTTCTTTGATGGATAAATTAACAGATTCTGCATTAGACCAAGTATCTCGCTCATCTAGTCTAACATTTTTATAAAATCTAATTATAGGAAACAATGATGTTCTTACACCATTTCCTAATGCTTGTTTAAATTTTAATGGTAATTCTATCATTAACCGATACCAAAATCGCTACCTCTACGGACAGCTTCTTTAATTGATTCTGCAAGTTCACCTTCTACAAAATCTTGTGTTAAAACAT